GTGCAGGGTAGTCTGTTCGACGTTGCGCCAGTGCGGGCGAGCTGCTGGCTCGACGCCAACGAGATCGACCCGGCCTGGCTGACAAAGTTCCCTTCGGGCGCCGAGATCATCGCTAAAACGGCAGAACTGCAGTCGCACGCGGGACTCGCGCCAGACTTCAGGCTCATGAAGCGCCGCGAGTGCGAATTCGAGCTGTTCAGAAGCGTGGAAGAAGCTGTGGAGCTGCCTCTGATCAAGGCCGGCTTCACCACCCTCGATGGCTTTATCGCTCGCGCCCAGACGATCCTACAACGCCGCAAGGCGCGATCCGGGCGCTCGCTTGAGCTACATGCGCGGGCGATCTTCGCCGAGGAGAACCTGATCGAGGGGACACACTTCTCTCACCAGCCCGAGTCGGAGCCGGGGAAGTCTCCCGACTTCCTGTTCCCATCCGAAGCCGCCTACAAGGACTACGCCTTCCCGGCTTCGAAGCTGCGCATCCTGGCCGTCAAGACGACCCTCAAGGACCGCTGGCGCCAGATACTCAACGAGGCCAGCCGCGTGCCGGACAAGCACCTACTGACCCTGCAGGAGGGTGTGTCCGAGACGCAGTTCCACGAGATGGTCGAGGCGAAGGTCACACTGGTGGTGCCGAAGCCGATCATCGATAAATTCCCGAAGTCCGTGCAGCCGCATATTCAGACGCTTGAGAGCTTCATCGGCGACATGCGAGTGCTCGGCAGCTAGCGACCCGATAGAGTGTTCCGTTCGGCTGGAAGGGCCGCTGAAAGGGGAGCATGGATTTGCAGCGGCCGCTAGGCTTCCATCCTGATTGGTATGATCTGTCGTGCGATTGCCGGTAGACTGTATCTGGCACGTTCGACCAAAATCCGGTGGTTGCAGCCTAGCGGTTGGGCCGCTTATGGGCCACATGAAGCCGCAGATATTTACGGAACAAGCTGAGGGTCGCTTCGGTCGGAAAACCGCTATCGCCACCCTGCAGCGCATGGAAAAACTCGTCCCGAACCTTCTTAATCTCACTGAACTTGTCGATGTCGCCCGAGGCACCGGTCGGATCGAGGATTGAGGCGATGACGCTGAATTTGTCGACCAGACGCAGTTTGTCCTTCATTACCTCTTCGAGCCGCCCGACTACGCCCTTGGCGGCGGGGGGTGCTGCGGCAACCAGCATCGCATACCACTCGTCATTGTAGTGGTCCTTGAAGGTGGCGTTCGCGAACACTTCGAGCGCCGCCCATGCTGCGAGGAACGCCAGCAAGCGGTCGGTCTCGGCATTCGCGCCTATCGAATGCAGGTGGACCGCTCGGATCAACCGAGCGTCATTCGCCAGATCCGAGGCCAATGTCGCGGTGCGCGTCAGCATGCCCGCATCGACGGGTGAGGAGACCGACAAGGTTGCCGATCCCATCCTCATTGACATTGCGTAGGTCGGCTTTTCGAGGTCGAGGAACGCTGCCTCGCCGACCTTGGTCACGCGTGTATCAGCGTTAGGCGGGAGCGACGAGACGACAGCGGTAATGACGCCTTCTATGGTCGGATCAAGCTTGCTTCTCAGCTCGACCTTGTCGATCGCCTCAAGCGCAACTCCGTAGTCGGCGACCTCGGCCGTAGCGTTCAGATCAACGTTCTCGACATCGTGCTCCGCCTCGAAGACGATAAACAGCCCGCGCTTGAACTTCTTCGCGTGCTCGCCCTTACTCGCGGCAACCGCCGCATCGAGGACTTGCTGCGGCGTCTGTCCGCTAGTCCCTGTGAAGGCCGTCAGTAACAGCCTCACCAAAGCGCTCGCGCGAAAGATATGCTCTAGCGCCGGTGTTGGATCGCTCGTCAGCGTTGCCGTGATGCCCTGTGCCTCAAATATCTGCCCTGCTGCTGCGCCCTCGGCGAAGTGCGCTGCGCCATGCAGATGATAGACCGCGATGAAACTGACCTTCATGGGGGACCCTCAGGCGCTGCTTGCTACAAGCGGCTGCTACAGTCCCCTGCTACGGCGCACATCTAACCTATTGAAAATACTGAGATTAGATGGCTGGCTGGCTGGGGGACCTGGACCCTACCACTGATGCGAAAGCTACAGTAAAAACAAGGAATTAGCGAGGCCGGCTGTCCAAGAAATGGAACATAGTGGATCACGCTTGGAGGGCAAAACCTCCGCGTCTATCCTCCCCGAACTAGGAGGAGCCAGATGGGCAGGGGCGGTTCAAGAGGCGCGAAGAAGGCGACACTTCGGAATAGAATGAGTTTCAGGGGTTTCGAATGCAGCATAGGTTTCTGGTGACGGCGTTGCTGTTCGTCGTCGGTGCGATAGCAAGCGCGATGCTGGTGGGGTTTGTTGCGGCCTTTGCCGGACCTGCTGACGACGCCGTCCAAGTGTTGGCCCTCTGGCCCTCCTCTGCCATCCGATTCGGCTGGTGGGCGTGGGCAGTTGCGGGCGGACTCGTTGTCAGCCTATCTCACGTGGTGCGGACTTTGGCGCGGAACTAGGTGAGGTTTTCAGCCTGCCAAGTCGGCCCATGGATCGAGCCTGGCCATTTGATCCATAAAGGTTTGGACGTGGCCCAAAACTTTGTGCGCCTCGCGTTCGTCATAGCTGATGATCGCGTGCGCAACATGGTTCCGCCAAGCGTCCTTAAAGTAGCGGAAATCGGCAGCAGACGTGCTTAGCATCCTGAGCCGTGCCGCTTTCTCGGGAGACTTGGGAAGGGCTTCCATTTCGCGAATAACCTTCTCGATCTGGTCTATCACGTTCTTCCAGTTGTCGAGTTTCATGGTTTCTGGGTCTAGGCCAACATCGCGTCCCATGGCGCGCAGGCCGTGTTCGAGCACTCGCATGCAATGGAAGATGCACGCGGTCCATTCGTCGAGGGCAAAGCATCGGCAAGCAGCAGCCGTGTCTAGAGAAGCCTCGGGGAAGGCAGCAGCAACAGCGGGGCCAAAGGGGGGTGACGTTTGCTGGTAAAGCTCTCGGCGTTCCGTGGGGATTACCAAAAACCACGGCCCGGCCATTTCATGCAGGAGGTTGTTGAAAAACTCCCGCAACATAACCATTAGCTCGTTCGCGTCAGCTCCCTCTGTCGCGCGTTTTTCCAGCCTTTGAAATTGACCTTTTAGCACGGTTGAAAGAGGTAGCTCTAAGATAGCGGGCTTTGCCTCTATGATCTCTTTCGAGATGATCTTGGCGTCCTCCGGGGAATCTTCGCCGTTTGCGAATTGGATACCTGCGACGAACGCCATGCCACGTTGGAGCATGCTCAGCGCTAGACCGTAAGACGACGCGTAGAAGCGCTCCACGTCACTGATACTCCACGGCTTGCCCGGGCTGATTCCCTAGCCGATGCGCCACTCTATCCTCCGCCAGGTGCCTCTGCAAAGTTCAGTTCTAGGATGATATTCCTATAATGCCTTTGATTAGACATATTTTCATATATAATAGTAACACGTTGTTCAATTTGAGTGAACGAAACTGGCTGTTCCTAAATTCCTTGATCGCGTTCTCCACGCCCTCGATCGCAAGTCGTGGGCGGTATCCGATCCGGCCTTTCCGCTAAGCATCTTCGGCGCAACTCCCACCGTTTCCGGCATTACTGTCACTCCGGAAAGCGCGATGCGCGTTGCGCCTGTCGCTGCCTCGATCCGCCTCGTTTCAGAAGCGGTAGGCACGACGCCATGCAAGGTGTTCAGTCGTGAGCCAAAGGCGCCCGCGCCTTCGCATCGTGCCTACGGCCTTGTGCATGACTTCGCGAACGAATGGACCAGCGCCAGCGCCCTGCGCGCTCGCCTTACTGCCGACGCCATGCTCTTTGGCCACGGCTACGCCCGCGCGATCGTAGTGGGTGGGGAGGTGCAAGAGCTTCACCGTCTCGATCCGCGCACCGTGCGCCAGCTCTGCCACGACCTCACAGGCGAACCGCTCTATCGCGTCGAACTGCGCAGCGGCGGCACCGTAGACTACCCGTTCAATGAGATAATTCACGTTGCCGATGGCGACGACGGGCTGGCGACCATTAGTCGCGCCCGTGAGGCCATCGCACTCGCCGAACTACTGGAACGCCACACGATCAAGTTGTTCGGCAACGGCACTCAGCCGCCCAGCATCGTGACCTTCAAGACCAAGATGCCGGCCCAAGCGATCGAGAACTTCCGGGCGGCATTCGTCTCGGCGATGCGGGCCAACACCGGCGAACCTCTGTTCATTGACGGTGCCGACGGCGCGGAGTTTCAGACCGTCACGCCATCAGCCCAAGCCAGCGAGCTTTCGATCCAGCGCCGTAATCAGGTGATCGAGATCGCCCGGTTCTTCAATGTGCCGCCGACCATGCTTTTCGACCTTGAGCGCGGCACCTGGTCAAACGTCGAGCAGCTTCATCTTCAGTTCCGGCAGTTCACCATTCAGCCTTGGCTTGCCAAGTGGGCAGACGCCTATGGCCGTGTTCTGCTGAAGCCAGAGGAACGTGCCGAGCACTACATCGAGTTCCTTGCAGACGACCTTGCCAGCGCCGACCTCGCCGCGCAGGCGACCGCGTTCGGCCAGTATCGCAGCATGGGCGCCATGACGGCGAATGAGGTGCGGGCGATCCGTAACCTGCCAGCACTGCCGGGCGGAGACACGCTCGCCAATCCCTACACCAGCTCGCCGGAGAAGGCCGCAGCATGATCCGGAAGTTCTTCGGTGAAGGGGAGCGCGATTTCGCACTCCCCGCCAAATGGATTCTTGAGCTGGAACGCACCACCGGCACCGGCATCGGCGAGCTTTTCCGCAAGCTTACGGCCGGAAGCTTCCGGCTGGTGGAAATCACCGAGACGATCAGGCTCGCCATGATCGGCGCCGGCACCCCGCCGCAGGATGCCGCGCACCTTGTCGCCGCTTACGTCGCTACCGAAGGCAATGCGCTGATCGAGGCGCACATCCTCGCCCTCGACATCCTCACACATGTCTATGCCGGCGACAAAGCCGAGGCGGCCGAATGAAGCGCCTTGAGCTGAAAGCCGCCCTCAATGTGTCCGATGCCGGCGAGATCACTGGCATTGCGTGGCCGTTCGGAACCCCTGATCGCGTCGGTGACGTGATCGTCAAAGGCGCGTTCGCACATGCCGAACGCCTGCCTATGCTTTTCGCCCACGATCAGGCTCAGGCCATCGGTGTGTGGGACTCGATCACCGAAACCGACGCCGGCCTCGAAGTAAGGGGCCGCTTACTGGTCGAAGAAGTTACCCGCGCCCGCGAAGTGCGCGCCCTTGTTCAAGAGGGCGCCGTGACCGGGCTTTCAATAGGCTTTGAAACCAAAGCTGCGACCGGGCGCCAAGGCGGCGGCCGGACCATCAAGAGCCTGGTGCTGCACGAGATCAGCATCGTCTCGATCCCCGCGCACCCCGGCGCACAAATCCAAAGCATCAAGGAACTGAACTTGGACCCTGAAGAAGATACCCTCACGCTCGACACTGTCGCCGATCGCGTGAACACGCTCGAAGGCGACGTTGCTGCCATTCGTGACTCGCTCGGCAATGTCGAGAAGGCAGCCACCCGTATCGAGACCAAACTCGCCCGCCCTGGCGCCGGCCAGCCGATCGAGACCAAGGCCGCTGCCGGCGAGATCGAGCGCAAGGCCTTCGGCACCTACCACCGTCTTGGCAATCAGACCCCGATCGAAGACCTCAAGGCGCTCACCGTGTCGAGCGACCCGCAGGCCGGCTACCTCGCGCCAACTGAGCTTTCGACCGAGTTCCTCCGTGACCTGATCGAGTTCTCGCCGATCCGCGCCGTCGCTTCCGTGCGAACTACTGGCGCCCCGTCCGTGAAGTATCCCCGCCGCACCGGCATCACCAATGCGCAGTGGGAAGGCGAGCTCGACGACTCCGATGAAAGCACCGTTGGTTTCGGCCAGCTCGAAATCCCGACCCGCAAGATGACGACGTTCGTCGATATCTCGAATGAGCTGCTCGCCGACTCTGCCGGCGCCGCTGAAGCCGAAGTGCGTCTCGCGTTCGCCGAAGACTTCGGCAAGAAGGAAGCGACCGCCTTCATGAAGGGCGCCGGCAACCTGCAGCCGGAAGGCCTGATGACGCACGCGGACATCGCAGCGACCATCAACGGCCATGCGACCAACCTCAGCGCTGACAAGCTGATTGACCTGCTTTACACGGTGCCGGCCGCTTACCGGAACGCATCGAGCGCCAGCTGGGCAATGAACAGCACGACGCTTGCGGCCGTTCGGAAGCTGAAGGATGGGCAGGGCAACTACCTCTGGCAGCCCGCATTCGTCGCCGGCCAGCCTGAGACCGTGCTCGGCAAGCCCGTGCTCGAAATGGTCGACATGGATGACATCGGCGACGGCAAGTTCCCGATCATCTTCGGTGACTTCAGCGCCTACCGCATCCTCGACCGGCTCGCCCTGTCGATCCTGAGTGACCCCTACACCCAGGCACGCAAGGGCGTGACCCGGCTTCACGCCGTCCGTCGCGTGGGTGGCCGAGTGTTGCAGGCCGCTCGCTTCCGCAAGCTCAAGACCGCGACTTCGTAAGGAAAGCCATCGCAATGCGTGACCTCTATTCCAATATCGGCAGCAAGCTCGCCTTGGCGCCGGCAGTCTACTCGGCGGCCGGCAACGGCCTCACCATCGACACCATCGGCTTTGGCCGTGTCGCCTTTGTGCTTGCAACGGGCGCCATCGTCTCGGCGGGCGATTTCGGTGCCAAGGTTCAGCACTCCGACACGACCGTTGACGGTGACTTTGTCGACGTGCCTGCTGGCTTTTTCGACACTAACGCGCCGGCCACGCTCGCCGCGGCGAGCGCCTATAAGCTCGGCTATCGTGGCACCAAGCGCTACGTGCGGCTGGCCTACACCAAGGCCGGCGGCACCTCGATCGCACTCAGTGCCAACGCAGTGCTAGCCGATCCGGCAAGCTCGCCGGTCGCCTAAGCCATGCAGCTCGCGGCCGATCCCATCACTATCGAGATCGCGGGCGAGGCCTATGAGCTTCGCCCCACGCTGCGAGCTGCAACCCGCCTCGCTCGACGGCATCGCAACTTTGCCGCGATCTACAAGGCGATCCTCGCCGATCATGTCTCGATCATCGCTGAGGTGATCCGCGAGGGCACCGACGCGGCAGAGGCAGTAAGTCTCTTCTTGGTCGAGCATGAAATCCCAAACCTGCGCGCCAAGCTCGACGGGCTGAAGCTGCAACTGCTGCGCTACGTGCTCGCCCTCGCCGGTCACGACGGCAACCACGCCTCGCCGACGGCCGATGCTGGCAAGCCAATGTCGTTCGCCGAGTATCACGCCGAGCTTTTCCGCATCGGCACCGGCTGGCTCGGTTGGACGCCCGATGAAACTTGGAACGCCACGCCCGCCGAGATCATCGAAGCCCGAGCCGGGCGCATGGATATGCTGCGCGCGATCTACGGCCGCGCCGAGGATGATGCCGGCTCGGCGCCCCAACTCGATGCTGAGTTCGATCGCGTCGGCTTCGAAGCCCTCAAGGCAAATCTGAGGGGCTTCTGATGAACAAGCCGCCCCGCCTCTGCGCCCTGTGCGGCAAGGTCCATTCCCTTGCCCAGCGCTGCCCGCAACAGCTTGAACGCGAGCGCCAGCGTAAGGCCCGCCACGACCTCAACCGCCCATCAGCTCGCGAGCGCGGCTATGATGCCAAGTGGGAGAAGGCCCGCCGGCTCTTCCTACGCGAGCATCCGCTCTGCCAATGCGGCGCCGAGGCCACGACCGTGGATCACCGTATCCCGCACCGTGGCGACCGGCAGCTCTTTTGGAACCGCGCCAACTGGCAACCCCTATGCACCCACTGCCACAGCAGCACCAAACAACGCTTGGAGCATGCGCTTTGAGCCGGAAGAAGGGTGACAACGACCAGCGTAACGGCGAGCGCAGCCTATGGTGCGCCGTTATCCTGAACGCGCTCAACGACGCGGGAGGCACATACATCGGTGGAAGCGCAAGCGCGACCGTCAGCCGGCTTCGTCGAGAGGCCCGCGACTGGCTAACCGTGCCCAACGGTGACTTCGATGCCGTCTGCCACCTCGCCGGTCTAGACCCGGAAGCGGCGCGCGAAGGTGCCAAGCGGGCGCTCAAGGGAAGGGGGGTGGGTTCAGACTTTCATGAGCTTTTGGGGACCGGCGCGGGGAGCACCGCGCAACATTTTTCGCAATTGGAGTTTTCCGAGTGACTGCCTTGGACGCCCTTAAGGCGCACCTGAACATTCTCGACGACACCGACGACGCGCTGCTCACCGACAAGATCGAGGCAGCAGTCGCCTTCACGTCGCACCACGTCGGCGCCCTCGATTCCGATACCGGCGCACCCGTTGCCCTGAGCTGGGACACGGCACCGGCAGACGTTCGCCAAGCCATCCTGATGCTCGGCGCCCACTGGTATGAAAACCGTGAAGCTACCCTGATCGGTATCGGTGGCGCCGAGACACCTATCGGCTATTTCGACCTGCTGCTCGCCCATCGCCGGTGGGTGTTCTGATGGCCTATTCCGCCCAGGTGCGTGACTTCCAACGCCGACTTGAGGCCATTCCAGAACAGCTCAAAGCTGAGCTGCTGGTGATCCTGCGCAAGAATGCCGAGGAACTGGCAGACGGTATCCGGCAACTCGCCGAGGAGTCGCGCGACACCGGCGCGCTGATCGAGTCCATCACCATCACCCCGCCGAACAGCCGCACGCCCGACTACTCGCTCGGCGGCGGGCGCGTTACCGGCCCGCTGGAATACGTGGTTAGCGTGGGCGACCATGAGGTGCGTTACGCCCATCTTGTCGAATACGGCACGGTCAACGCCGAGGCTCATCCGTTCTTCTGGCCGGCAGTGCGCGCGCTGCAAAAGCGCATGAACAACCGCCTCAACCGGCAAATCCGCGCATTCTTCAAGCGGTGGGCGGCATGACGATCGAGCCAGGCCTCGCCCTGCAACAGGCCATTCGTGCCCGCCTTGTCGCCACGCCCGCCGTTGTAGAGCTGGTGCCCGCCGAACATATCCGCGACGGCAGCACGCGCCCCGATAGGTTCCCGACAGTCATCGTTGGCGACGGGCAAACCGTGCTCGAAGGCTACTACACCGGCTGGCGCAACGTGACCGTCTACCTCGACGTGCACGTCTGGGCGATCGAGGCCGGCCTTGAGACGGTGAAGGGCATTGCTCACGCTGTTTCCCACGCCATCGGCCGCTCAATCGAGGTGCCCGACTACCTGCTCACTGATGGGGTGCACGTTACCCAGGCGCGCTATATGCGCGACCCGTCGAAAGAGCACGGGCACGCCGTTCTCAGCATTGAGGCCGTCATGGGCGGGGAGTTTGCCGAATGAGGGCAGGCAAACTTGACCGCACCGTTGTTGTTCAGCGCGGCACCGAAACCGTGTCGGCGGCGGGCACTGTGAGCAAGACCTGGACGACGCTCGGCGAGCTGCGCGCCGAGCTGATCAACCTCGCCGCTGCAGAGGGCGATGAGACATTCGGCGATGCCGAGCGCACCAGCGTGACCCTGCGCACCCGCTTCTACGCCGGCATCACCACTGCCGACCGTATCCTGCTCAACGGTGATTTCTTCGACATAATAGGCATTGCCGAGATCGGCCGGCGCCGTGGCCTCGAAATAAGGATCGAGCGCGCCGCATGACGAAGGGTAGGAAGCCTTCCTCGACGGTAACCAGCACGTTGCCGGTAGACGCTGTGCCGCGCCCGCCAGCGTGGCTCGCCCGCGATGCCAAGGCCGAATGGCGGCGGGTAGTGCCGAGCCTGGTCGAGCGCCGCGTCCTCGACGTTGCCGACCTCGCCGGCCTTGAGAACTACTGCCTTTGCATTGGCCGTGTCCGCGAGATCGAACGCGACTTACGCAAGGGCTTCGATCCGGCCCTCGATCGCGCGCAACAGAAGGCAATGCAGACCGCCCGGCAGCTCGCCGCGCTGTATGGGCTCACGCCCGCCGATCGTTCGCGCCCGACCGTGCGCGACGGCGCCGACACTGGCGAGCTGGACTTCCTCGATTGATCCAGCCGGCGCCGACCTATCCGCATTGGCTTTTCGATAGCTCACCGATCCCCGATCCCTTCGGCTACGGCGAGCGCGCCGTGCGCTTTGCCCGTTCCCTCCGTCATCCCAAGAGCACGCTTCCGGGCGGCGCATTCCAGCTCGACCCTTGGCTGGAGCGCCTGCTGCTCAAGCTTTACGGCACCCGGCACCCCGATGGCACGCGGGTCTACAAGACCCTGTTCGCAATGATCCCGCGCGGCAATCGCAAGACGACGCTCGGCGCAGTGCTCGCCTTGCTGCACTCGATCGGACCTGAGCGACTGCCGGGCTCGCAAGTCGTTCTCGCCGCTGCCGATCAGAAGCAAGCAAAGATCGCCCTTACGGAATGCACCGACGTCATCCGTAATGATCGCCGGCTGATGCCTCTGGTGCGCGTCGCCGACTACCGAAACCGCTTCACCAACATCCGCAGCTTTGCCGATCGAGGCGGCACGACCGTCGAGGCAGTCAGCGCCGATGGCAAGACCCAGCACGGCCGAACGCCGGCATTCGTTCTGATGGATGAGTTGCACGCCTGGCCTAAGCGCGACCTGTGGGAAGCACTGAAGACGGGCTTGGTCAAGGTGCCGGGCTCGCTCAATGCCATCATCACCACTGCCGGCCGTGGGCAGGACGGCGTGGCCTTTGAGCAATACGACTACGCCCGCAAGGTCGCGCTCGACCCTTCAGTCGATCCCGCGCTGCTGCCGGTGATCCTAGAGGCGCCAGCCGGCGCCGACTGGCAGGATGAAGCCCTCTGGCACCTGGTCAATCCCGGCTTGTCGTGCTCGCCGGCTTACCCTGACCTTGACGGGTTGCGCCAGCTCGCGCGCGAGGCACTGAGCCGGCCTGCAGAGGCGGAAAGCTTCCGGCAATTCAACCTCAACATCTGGTCGCAGCACTCGCGGGCGCCGCTGCTCGACATGGCGACCTATGACGCCCTAGCGCGCGAGATCGATCCCTCCGACCTCGCCGAGCTGCCTTGCTACATTGGCGTTGACCTCGCGCTTACGGGCGACCTCACGGCCATTGTCGCAGCATGGCGCCACGACGATAGCTCGATCACCGTCATGCCTTGGTTCTTCTTGCCCGATGATGGACTGGAAGAACGGGCATTGCGGGACGTTGCGCCCTACGTCGAATGGAAACGCGACGGGTTTCTGACGACGACACCCGGCACCGTCACCGATCTTGAAGCCGTCGAGAACTGGATCCGTGAACTGTGCGCATCGAACGACGTGCGCGAGATTGCTTTCGATCCGCACCTCGCCCGCACGATGATGCAGCGGCTCTATGATGACGGGTTGCCGGCGATCGAGTTCCGGCAGGCGCCGCTCACTATGTCGCCGGCCATCGCCGAGCTTGAGCGCGCCGTGCTCGGCGGCACGCTACGCCATTCCGGCCACCCAATCCTGCGCCAGCACATTGATAACGTCGCCGTAAAAGTAGGCGAGACGGACCTTAAGCGGCTGTTCAAGGCCACCCGGCGCGACCGTATCGACGGCGCCATCGCTGCCGTCATGGCAGTGGGGCGAGCCGCTGCAAACGACAACCCCAAAAGCTGGTGGGAGTCCGAAGCGGCTTCCGAGCTTGCCGCATAGGAGAAACGGACTTGGCAGCAACCGACATCGGCAAGGTTCTCGCCGTTCAGCTAGAAGCGCGCATCTCGAAGATGGAACGCGAGATGAAGCGCGCCAGCGAGGTAGGCGGGCGCGAATTCGACAAGATCGAGAAGCGATCGAAGCTTGCCAGCCAACGCCTTGAGCAGAACATGGCAAAGGCCGGTGCTGCCGTGCGCCAGTCGCTCGGCGGGCTCGACAAGGCATTCCTCGGCGGGCTGCTCGCGGGCGGGGTGGGCGGGCTTCTGACGGGCGTGCACAGCATCGCGCGCGGCATCGCCGAGATCGGCGACGAGGCCAAGCGGGCGGGCGTAAGCGTCGAGGCTTTCCAAGAGTGGAAGCACGTCGCCAAGCAAGCGCGCATTCCTGTTGACGCCATGACGGACGCCCTCAAGGAGCTGAACATCCGGGCCGATGAGTTCGCCGTTACCGGCAAGGGCTCGGCGGCCGAGGCGTTCGCTCGGCTTGGGCTCACGCCCGCCGAGGTTCAGCAGAAGCTCAAAGACCCGTCGAACTTCATCCTCGAGCTGATCGAGCGCACCCAGAAGCTCGGCAACACCGCTGCCGGCATTCGCGTGTTCGATGAACTGTTCGGCGGCACGGGTGGCGAGCGCCTGGTCGCGCTGTTGTCGCAGTCGCGGGGTGAGATCGAGGCCACGATCCAGCAAGCGCGCGATCTTGGGCTAGTAGTAAGCACTGAGCTGGTGAACGATGCTGCCGAGCTGGATCGGCGGTTTGGCATCGTCGCCGACACGGTAGGCACGGCGCTCAAGACTGCCATCGTCGAGGCCGCTGCCGCCCTTGGCAGCTTCCTTGAGCAGTTTCAGGCCTTCGACCAGCAGACGACTGAGGGGCTGAACAGGCGCCTGCAAGAGATCGGGCTGAAGAAGCTCAGCCTGGACAATCTCATTGTCAGCACCCAAACCCGCCTCGACAAAGGCGATACCGGCCTGTTCGGCATCAATAAGGGCGCCCTTGAGTCCCAGCTAGTCACGGCGCGCGCCGAGATCGAAAAGCTGGTCGAGCAGGAAGGCGACATCCTCGCCGTATTGAACAACCGCCCGCCTATCGCGGCGCCGACCGCACCCAACACGTCCGGCACTGTCACCGCGCCGTCACCGGGCACCAGCCCGGCACGAGACGGCTATGCTCAGATACTAGCATCGGTTCGCGAGTTCATCGCCGCGCAGCAGGTCGAGCAGCAGGCGTTGGGCATGACCGCGCAGCAGGCGGCAGCTCTGCGCTACGAGCACGACATGCTCAATCAGGCTGTTCGCGCTGGCGTCGACTTGTCGCCGGCACAGCGCGCCGAGATCGAGAAGCTAGCCCGCGACATGGCGACTGCCGAGGCTGCAACCAAATCGCTTTCCGACGCGCAGGAAGCCAATGCCGAGGCGAGTGCGTTCTTTCGGGAGGGATTGGCCGGCAGCTTCACCGACATCATTACCGGCGCGTCGAGCGCGCAGGACGCTGTTCGCGGGCTCACCGACCAGCTTGTGCGCGCGCTGTTGCAGGCCGCCTTGCTCGGCAGCGGTCCGCTCGGCGGCATGACTGGCGGGGTAGGGCTCTTCAGCGGCTTGAAGTTTGCGGGCGGTGGGCAGGTGCGTGGCCCAGGTAGCGGCACTTCGGACTCCGTGCCTGCGATGCTCAGCGACGGCGAGCATGTGATCCGCGCCAGCGAGGCACGAAAGCACCGAGCGCTGCTAGAGGCGATCAATGCCGGCGAGTTGGGCTCATCTCGGCCCGGCAGTCTCGCCGGTGCATCGGCGGCGCCGGTCGTCAACATCAACGCACCGGTCACGGTGAACGGGGGAGGCGGCAGTGCCGAGCAGAATGCCGACCTTGCCGATCGCATGTCGCGTAGCCTGGCGGAGACGGTGCGTGCGCTCGCGAGTAAGGAGATCACGAACGCCATGAGGCCGGGCGGTTCGCTTAATCAGCGCTCCCGATAACCCCCACACCCTCTTATTGTTTGTAAGCGGCAACGGTCGTTAGGTAAGATTGCGTATATTTGACCAAGTTGCCCAAACGCAACAGGCTGACGGGGCGTTCTCTGGCATCTTCGCTGTAAGTCCGACAAAGGGAATTCAGATGCGCAGATATGTGGCAATTGGCGTTTTCACGCTGCTTGGGTCTTTCGCCGCACAGGCCGCTGACCTCGTCGTCGTTGACGATGCGGCGCCGATCGACACGAGCCTCGTCAACAGCAGCATTTACGTGCAGCTGCTCGGTGGTGGCGCTTTGGCGGGGTCCGGCGACACCTACTTCAACGGAGTTTATGCTAGCACGTCCGATATCGATGCGGGCTATGCGATCGCCGGCACGATCGGTGTGGTAGTGATGGACGGTATTTCCGTCGAAGCCGACGTGCTCTATACGAAGCGAGACTTCACCGGAAACGACAACACGAATTCAAGCACCAGCCTCATGGGCAACCTGAAATACACCGCGCAATTGAACGATATGTTCAGCGTCTACGGTGCCCTCGGTGTTGGTCTGATTGGCTATGAACAGGCCTTTGTTAACGACGCCTTCACTCAATCGGGCCTCGGCTACCAGGTGATCGCAGGCGTGGGTGCCAAGCTCACCGAGACCATCTCGGCGGTCGCCGAATACCGCCATCAGAATACGTTCGATCGTGTCGTGTCGGAGGAAAATAGCTCTGTCTCCTACCAGATTCCCACCAGCGCGGTTCTGGTAGGCGTGAAGCTCGCATTCTGACCGTCAGCGCTCCCTTATCAGGACCCGGTGCGCCTGAGGCGTGCCGGGTCTTCTGTTTGGAGCGATCGGATACCGTTGCACTATAGCAACACCCTAATAACTCTCCCTGCTACGTCGGCCGAAGCGCTGAAGCGGGCATGGATGAGCGTGGGCACAAGGCCATCCTAGCCCCCACACCCCACGATCGGGCGTGCCCTACGACAACAGCGCCAAGATAATTCGCAGCAATAGCGTCACCAGCGGTAGCAAGTGCCGATAGCGCTGTAAAAAAACGAACGCGCCGGGCTTGCGGCGGCGGACTTGTTTCGGGGGTGTTTTGGGCAAGGCAGACCTCTTCATTAAAAAACTTGAAGAGGACGGCTTCGCCTATAACGCGATTCTCGCAGTCGGCCCAAAACGCCAAGTGAACAAAACGGGAAAAGCATCCCCGGCTTCCACAGGCCGGCACCTGGTGTAGTGGGACGAAAGCCAACATTTTCAAGGACTTTTGGGACATTTTCGCGAAGAAATAACGCGCCGGCTCGAGTCGTCGGCTGCTATATTGGTAATCATCGATGATTACCGAGAAAGCGCATGCCTCAGATCCTCCTCCATCCAGATCGCTACGCCCAGCTTGAAGCGTTTGCCGTCTCCCTTGGCGTCTCCCTCGCGGAGGCCGTCGCTGTGATGCTGAACCGCGAGATCGCGGCCGGCCACCTCAATGAGGACCTCCCCGGTGTCATTGTTCAACGCCACGGCGACAACGTCGCGTTGTCCATCGAGAACGTCTACGCGCGGGTGCTGCCCATCGACGTCGCACTTGGTGTGGCTGCGGGCCTTGAACGGACTGCCGCACCGGGCCTGCTCCGCATCGTCAACCTCGACGCCGATCTGGAGATCGCTCGCAAGGGGCGTGGGGTGATCGTCACCGACTTTGCAAGCCGCAACTCGCGATCGTTCACGTCGTCGCTCGCCCTCGACCTAGCCCGGCTGATCCGGAAGGCCGCTCAATAAAAAGGTGCCCGGCAGGGGATACCGGGCACCGTGTAAACACCCCAACCACGACGAAGGAGTGGTAGGAATATAGGTAAATATTCCTATCTTGTCAATGCATTTGATGATCGTTTCAGAAGCAGCGGCAAATGCCGATTTTGTCAAAATTGGTCGCGACCGACGCAAGAAAAGCGCCGCTCGCGATGCCAAGTTTTTCCAAGCGTTCTGGGCCTCTCGGCACGCCAATCGTATGGCGCTGCCCGCGGGGACTTCAGTTACAACCGCCCCTACCACCTCCCCCTCTACCCACCCAAGCACCGGCACCCCTGCCAAGCGCTCCTTCTCCTTCCCTTGCCCACCAGTGCCTCAAAAGCTCGCCCGGTTCGTTCGAGGTATCCCCGACACCAACCTGCACGCCTACCGCACGCCGGCTGAATGGCGCGACGCGAGCGAATGGATGCAGGCGCTCTATTGGCTGCACGCATGCGATGAGCTTGGGCTTCCGCAGGCGTTCTCCCTCAATCTTCGCGACGACGTCGAAGAACGGGCGCGGCAGCAGAAGTCAGCAGCGTCTTACCTGCAGAAAAAGATCGCCGGCGAGTTCCGCAAGAGTTTCGGCCGGGCAGTGGATTTCTGGTTTGTGCTCGAAAACGCGCCTCCTGATGCCTCTGGTCGCCGGCATCTTCATATGCATGGTGAGTTCGTTGTCGGCCCCACAGAGGTTGCCCAGGCAAGAGCGGCGATGCGTCGAGCTGCCGGTGAGTGGAAGGTGGTGCGGCAGCACCAAGCCCATACCAAGCCTCTGCCGGATGAAGCATGGGTCGGCTACTGCATGAAGGAGAACGCCCGGCACAATAAGCGCTACGGCATCTTCTCAGCGGCGAGGGGCTTCAACGGCAAGCACTACGCTGTCACCACCGGCCTGAGCGCGCTCGCCAAGAAGCTGTATGGTGCCGATCGTGACCTAGTGCTTCGGAGACCTGAATGAAGTCGCTGTTGATGAAGGCCCGCGCCGGGGCGTTGCGGTTCTTCTGGGGCTCGACGCAGCGCCGGTCTACGACAATGGGCGCCCTGCTAGGTCTACTCGCGGCGACGTTCGTGCCGAACTTCGGGATGGCAACTGCCGGCCAAGGTATGCCTGGTCTCTGGCTCGCCTATCTGGTGCTGCTGATGCTCGGCGCGCTGGCTGGCAACCGGATAGGCATCTGGCTTGAGCAGCGCGATGCGCTGAAAAAGTAAGTCAGCACTGACTGATTATATAATAAAATCAATAGCTTAAAGCGAAAATTGCTTGTGCTGTTGCAAGTCGCATGAGATTCTCCGGCTATCAAACCGGTGCTCTCCATGACGACCTACCTACCTGATGCCGCGATGATCGCCCTGTGCGACTTCATCGTCGATAGCGACGCCCTGTGCCACGCGCTCAACCTACTGCCATGCCCGTTCGCCGGCTACGTCGAGAGCTACCAGATCGAGTTCGAACTAGGCGCCCGGCTCGACCTATGGCCCGAGCGCTCACGGCAGGTGATCGAGGCCGGGATGCTTGAGATGGCCATTAACGAGGCGCTGTTCGACTATAGTGAACAGACCGTCTCCAATAGCTCAACAACAGATTGCTATAACTGAAAACGAGCGGCCGTTCGGCCCTCTCCAAGGTGAGAACAGCACCGGCTGCAACCGGTGCCGTCCACCGAAGTCGTTAACATTGGAGATCGACGATGACTGAAACTAACACTGACAAGGCACTGTCGGCAACGTGGTCGCTGGGGGCGCGCGCCGCCCTTCAACGTCACGTTGAGGCCGCTAACGCCTATTGGAGTATGCATGACTACGATGATTTGGAAGAAGGCATAGTCGCAGGCCAGCCGATTGAGGGATACGTTCCGGTGACGGTAGAGGAGTGCCTCGCGGCGCTTCTGTCGCCTCGGACGAGGCAACACGCCCGCGATGAGGTAGATGAGGCGCTGGCGCCCTTCCTTAGGGAGCTAGTTACGCTCACCACGGCCGACGATGTCTGGCCCGAACTGACGCGTCACGATCTTCGGATCATGATCGGCGGTAGGGAGTCTCGTATCCCCGACCATGAATTGCGCGACCTCGTCGACAAGCACTTGGGGGACACCCCGCTGACGGCTGTCGAGAGGCTGCTGGCCGCGAACTACCGGACCTGGCTCGAACTCGACTTTGCCAAGCGCAAGTCGAAATATGAAAAGGCGCTTTCAATCGTTCGGGCCGTGGGAGGTTGAACATCGCGTCGGTCAGTGAGGACGTTGCTCACTGACCGACGAATTCTATCTGCAATTTCTCCCGCAGGAATCGCTCAACCTGCTCGACGATCTGCTGAATTTCACCCTGCATCTGCTTTACCATGGCTGTATGTTCATTTGCCACAGCTGTTTTGAAATCGCCGCTGTAGGACTCAGCCATCACGGCAATGAGTTTTTGCTTGTTGGCGTTGAGCATCATCAGGCGGCGTTTCAGCGTTCCGAGAACAGGCACGACATCGGGGGCGCCTTTTAGGAGGGGGTAGGCCTCAACGACCGTCCGGTTCAGAATCTCGAAGTTGAAGATCGTGCCATCCCATTGTCCCGTCGGAACAGCAGCGCTAATTGCCGATGAAAGGCGAATGTCCTGAAGCTCAAGCAGCAACAGGCCAAGCATGTCGCGGAGGGCTTGCTCGTCTACCATCTGCGAACGCACCTCTTCACGCGACATTTGCTGACAAACGGGGCCTACACGCTTCCAGAAGAACCGGTCTTCCTGACGAAGAGGCAGATGAGGTCGCCGTGAACTTCGCCTTACCTGAAATACGTAAATTTGCCGCCCTTCACCGCCTACAGGAAACTGAACAGGGGCCTCGATAGGGATTTCAGGTTCGCATCGAAGCTTGCGGCGGAAGTCGGAATAAAGCTCCAATTGATCTGACTCTACGCCCTCCGTAATCCAATGGCCGGCGCTCTGCTTAATTCCTACTACGATGAACCCGCCGAACGTGTTTGCGAACGCGCAACAAAGCTTTGTAAGGACCGATGGGTCCGGAAGCTGTCTTTTGAAATCATGCCTCTCGCCCTCGGAGACACCTTCTGCGCACATCCGCTCAATCAGGGCCAGAGACCATTCATTTAGTGTATCTGGTATCACATCGTGCTCTTTGGGCGTGATCCGCTAGTCACTGTGCTGTAAAGGCGCATACTAGTAGGTTGCTGCCTCGATTAGCTCAACACGCTTCTTCAATGTGCCTTGCGGGAGCTGCCCATAGCGCGAGGTCATGCTATGCTGACTGTGCCCCATCAGGAAGTTGAACTCGTTGTCCATGAAGCCAGCCCGACGCATGGCGTCCGCCCATCCGTGACGGAAGCTGTAGAGCGATAGGCCGCGCCCCTCTTTCATCCCTAGCTTGATAAGGTAGAGGCCGAATTTCTTCCCGAACGCGCCCGCGATCTGGCCGCGATCGTTGCGCTCAGCTTCCGGGAAGACCCGGCGCGCACCGGCTGCTCTTTGCGCCTCGACGTGCTTGATGAGGCCCAGCTCGACCAGCTTGGAGTGCACTGGCACCACGCGGAAGGAGCTACGGTTCTTGACGCTCTTTTCGTCGTCACCTTCATCGGTGATGTGCATCACCCACACCCCATGCATCTGGCGCACATCGTCTACCAGCAACTGGGCCAGCTCGCCCGGCCTCGCGCCCGACCACATCATCAGGTGCGGTAGCCAATAGCGGTGATCCCGGATCATGTGCTCGCCGGGCTCATGCCACTTCGCATCGCTCTGGCACCCGATGAACAGCGGCGAGGTGAACAGCGCCTTGAGCTGCTCAGGTTCAAACGGCCGCGCGTTCGTCTTGCTCTTATCGACCCTGATGAACATGTCGGCGAACGGGTTCGCGTCGATGTAGTCATGCGCGACAAGCCAGTGACAGAAGGCGCTAAACCCCGAGATATAGCGGTTCACGGTCTTGGCAACGATCATCGGCCTTGGCGATTCCAGTCGCCGGTTCGCCTCGACGATTTCCTTAAAGCTCTTGCCCTTGAAGATCGCCGTTTCCGTGGCCTTGACCGGGTAGGCCTGTAGGAGCGCCTTCCACTCCCGCGCTGCCTTCTTGTTGAGGCTCGACACCGGGAAGTTAGCACCCATCAGCTCGGCAAAGGTGCCGATGTCACGGCGTGCCTGGTGCAGCCCGGCCTCCTTGACGTTCTTCGGGTTCTCCTTGGCGTATCGCTCGAATAGCTCCATGAGCCGCTCGCCTGGCTTGGCAATCTCTGGCGTAGCTGCAGGCCTCGTCACGATCGGATCGGCGGGCCTACCGGCATAGTTGCCGGCGTCCCGTTCGTTCGCCCGTTCCAACTGCTCGATGTGAGCCCGCATCAGGCGCAGGCAAAGCTCACGATACTGAGCGCTGTCGCGCTCGACGCCGAGCTGGTTCCTTTCGATGTAGGCGTCTGCTGCCCAGCGGATCAAAACAGTCTCGCCCATGCCCAGGTGCTCACGTAGCGCTCTGATCTGATACTGCCGAGACACGGCAGCGGCACCCAACGATTGGGCCTTGGCAAGCTCGCCATCGGCCGGCAAGGCACGCGCAGCGTCGTCGAGCGCTAGCTCTGCGGAGTAGTGATTCCATGTCGCCTGGGCGAAGTCGGCCTCGGTAAGTTCTCGACGGCGACGAAGATCGGCGAACTGGTGCTGCCATTCCGACAATACCGACAGCTTGCGGGCGCTTGCGGTGCGTGCGTCCGTAGTGTTGAGCGAGCGGATAAGTTCTCGCTTACCCATGAGCTGCTGAAGCTCAACGGGGACGATCTGCCGGGCGTAGTAGGTAGCGCCGCGTCGCTTGAGGTTGGAACCGGTCTTCAT